CCTTCCCATAGACATACTGAGTGGATTCACGGTACTGGAGGTTCTGGTAATGGGTATGGGGTTGCTAACATCTATGGTAATTTAGGAGGTACCGCTGCTTCGGTTGATACAACTGATTACACTGGTGGTGGCAACGCACACAACAACATGCCTCCATATACAACTATAAACTTTATTATTAAATACTAAAGGGGGAACTAGGTATGAATATAGGTTTTGTGAATGATACACAGTTAAATGTTATCTTCAACAATCAGGCGGAACAGGTTCTACTAACTACAGGTTATGACAAAATGAGCACAGATGATAAGAATAGCCTATTTGCGATTATCGCAAACAAGGAAAACATGGCTTTTAGTGACATTACGTCTGACCACATTCTTACTCACCACAAGAATCTAAAAATTAATTTACTCATACAACTAAGAGATAATGCAATTCATGGAGGGTTCACTTCCTCCAATGGTCACACATATCGTACCAACCCCGATGATCAAGTCAACATGATAGGGCAGAAAATAGAGTTAATGGATGATAACACCATCACCACAGTTATGTGGAGACAAGAGGATGTAAATGACTGGGTTTCCCATACTGCTTCAGACTGGATAGACAAGGTCTACAAGGAAGCGTTCTCGTATAAGCAGAGCCAGATGTCTAAATGTAAAGGTCTCATATCTGATGTTAGTCAGGCAACTACTCATGACGCAATAGTTGCGATCACATGGGGCTGATTGGTATGAAAACAGGTGACGTAGTATTTGTACGTACAGAAGGTATTCTCCCAGATCTAATAAGGTTCTTTGATGAGGGGCAATTTAACCATGTAGTGTTCTTTGTTTCTGATACTCAGGTCATAGAGGCCAACCCCAGTACTGGGGTTACTGTGAACGATTTCGTATACACTGATTATGAAGTCCTATCTACTAACCCAACCCCCAATCAACTAGCAATCATAGAGCAGTTAACTAGGAAGTTCAATGGTGAACCTTATGATCTAGATCAACTCTTACGATTGCTCGCAGATATTGAGTTTGGGTGGCATTGGTTAGACAGGTTCAATGATGATAAGGAAGTTGTATGTTCAGAGCTAGTAGGTTACTATTTGGTTGCCCTCGGCAAAGCCGATGAGTCGGTGATAAACTTGTCACCTAACCAACTATACAGATATATGAAAAAGTAACATTAGACCCTATCCATCCCTGATTTTAAAGTACGATAGGAGTGATAAAAATGCAACATACTTTAGATAGAAGGGATGGTGAGGGAACTGTGAAGCACTACTTACAACAGCTAACGGTTGGCTTTGAACACAAGGTTACTCTTAGTGTTTTTGGCGTAATCATATCGGGGATAACAGGATTCTATGGAGACCTACTATGGGGATTCTTAGCGTTATTTGTACTAGACCTAATATCCGGTATCCTAAAAGCTAAGAAAAAGGGTGAGAAAATCTCCAGTAGGAGACTTAGAGATTCTGTAACTAAATTGGGTGCCTACATGGTTCTTATCACCGCCCTTATAATCACTGGTCGGTATCAACCTGAGTTTCAGCCAGTAATCACTGGGGCATACTGCTATTTTATGTTCACAGAGTTAAAATCTATTTTTGAAAATGTAGAGGAAATGGGATTACGCCTGCCCTCCGCAGTAAGCTTTATTATAAAGTCTAAGATTATACAATCAGACCCTGGTAAAGCAGTAGAGGCAATGGACAAAGAAGATAAGGAAAAGAAGGAGGACAAAGATAATGACAAGACTAGCTGATTTCTCAGAGTGGCAATTGGATATTAATTGGGACTTGGTCGCACAGGAGGTAGCTAATGGGACATTAGACGGTGTCATCCTAAGGGTGCAGGCAGGTTCAACACATGCGGATGCTAAGTATGCTGAATACGTAGCTGGGTGTAAAGCTCACAATATTCCATTTGGTACCTATGCTTACTTCAAGGCTGTTAGTGATGCTGATGCAGTACAGGAAGCCACAGATGCGTATGCACGCATGGACAAGGACTCTAAATTCTTTGCTATTGATATTGAAGCTGTAACATGCCCTAATCTAGTGACTTCTGGACAGGCATTCTATAACTATCTAAAGCAACAAGGTGTAGAAAAGGTTGGTCTATACTCTGGTGAATACTTCTATCAGCAACACGGACTTAGTGGAATCAACGTAGATTTTGTATGGATTGCCAAATATGGAGCGAATGATGGACAACCCCATACGGCTCCTACAGTTGGATATGATCTATGGCAATACACATCTACTGGTCATATTAACGGTGTTACCACTAATGTTGACTTGAGTCAATTGAATCCTAGTGGTAAGGGTCTTGATTACTTTGTAGGTACTAAACCAGCACCAGTGGCTCCAGAGGTTGTTGCACCACCACAACCACCAGCACCATATGGTTCAACTGGTAGATATGTCTATTTACCACCTGTGGATCAAAAAGGGCAACACAATGACACTTGGAGAGTATACCCTTTAAATGCTGTATGCAAAGCTGGTAACGAGTGTGGACTTCTTGCACCATATAGATTTGGTGGCTTATCGTATAAGATTCTTCGTGACCGTGGGGACATTGGGGAGCATTGGGTATTTGAAGTACAGACTGACTCGTTTGGTCGTGTTAAGCTATACGCAGACCCATCCACAAGTGCTAAGGTACTGGATAGTCCAATGCAACCACAGCCTCAACCTGTATACCACACAGTTGTTTCTGGTGACACAGTGAGCGGATTGGCTGTGAAGTTTGGCACTACTGTATCTCAAATTGATGCTTGGAACAATTTAAAGGATGTCAATTCTATTTTTGTAGGACAAAAATTGAGAGTGAGGTAGTTGTATAGTATGGATTATACAAAAATTATAACTGAGGTTGTTGTCGTTCTTGTTGGTGTGTTCGGTACTATTGTATTGCACAAGGCTCAAGCATACCTAGGCTCACTGAAAGACAAGAATCAACTAGGTATTGTCACCTCAGTGACAGAACAAGTAGTCAAGTGGGCTGAGGCTGAACTAAGTGGCTCTGCTGGTAAGGATAAGAGGGATTTTGCGGTTAAGCAAGCCTTAGATATTCTTGCAGGCAAAGGTATCCGTCTAGATGAAGCAAGTGTTATTGCTGGTATTGAAGAAGGCGTTACTAAGCTAAAGGAGCAACAGCTCAATATTAAGTCTATTGAGTCTTACTTCACTCCAACACCAGCACCATCTATATCATATACACCATCAACAATCCCTAGTAATGTACCACCAGTAACCGTGGTTCCATTGACTACTGCCAGTATTACTGCTGTTGATGCGACTACAATTCCATCAACGTCAGCGCATGATGGCGCACCTACTCAAACACCGAATCCTCAATAGGATTTATGTAGCCAAAAACCCCTGAAAATAACAATTTCAGGGGTTTTATTATGGGCAAATTTAGACGGAAATTTGCCTATCAAAGTCCCTAGGAGATGATCGTCCCACAAAAAAGAAAAGAGGAAGGGACGAGACAACTCCTAAATTAGTTGTTAGTTTATATATAAGAATTGAACTGGAGGTATACAAATGGCTGTTATCGAGATAGGTAACATATACTCAACATTGAAAGATGCTACTTTGAAAGGTAAAGGTGCTGTAGATGATGCCTTAGCAGTAGATACACCTGGGGCCACATTTACTGCAATGTACAGAAATGGGATGTGGGATGGTAAAACTAGATTTTTCAAGCTGACTAGTGGTAAATTCCCCACAGGGCTGTTATCCGAGGTAGTTCGGGCTTTAGCCCGTGCAGGAGAGGTAGCTGAATATAAGGACTTGCGGAAAGTGATGGATGTAGAGGTACCAGACGAGATAAACCTACTACATGCAGAGCTAGGTTCGATTACACTAAGGGATTACCAATATGAGTCAGTGTGGAGAGGGTTACAGTCCACTAGGGGCATCATTAATGTTGCCACGAATGGTGGCAAGACTGAGATAGCCTGTGGAATTATCCAGAGTATACTACCAAAGCTAAAGAAAGATCAGACTATAGCTTTCTTTACCCATTCTAAGGAAATATTTACTCAGTCGCATAAGAGGATACAGGAGAGACTAGGTATTCCAGTTGGCATGATTGGAAATGGTAAGTGGGACATTAAGCAAGTGAATGTGATTATGATCCCAACCGTTGCTAAGTACCTCAATAGTAAGAAGATACCCAAAAACATTGGTAAGACGAATTTTGAACAGAAATGTAAGGACACTGCTAAACTATTGAAGTCCATAGTTGCTTTCCTAGGTGATGAGGTGCATCATGCTTCCTCAGATACTTGGTATAAGTTATTCATGAAACTAGATAATGCATACTACAGATTTGGATTAACTGGTACAGTGGATGAATCTGATCCTATAAATCTCAAGAGATTACTGGGTTGTACAGGAAAAATAGTCATAAAAGTATCCAATGATTTCCTTATATCTGAAGGTCACTCAGCTAAGCCGACCATATACATGATGGAGTTGGATACCAAGAATGTGGATGCAAGCTATTATATGGATGCTAGATTCGAGGGTATAATTTATAACGAGGACAGAAATAATCTTATTGTCAGTAAGATTATTGAGAGGACGGAATCGGGCAAGCAGTCTTTAATAATAGTGAACGAAACTCAGCATGGTGACATCCTGTATGATCTATTACAAAGCTGTGGAGTGGACTGTGGATTCGCTCATGGTGAGCGTACTCTAAAATATAGAGAGGAAGTCCTTGATAGATTTAAGAGAGAGGATCTACAGGTTCTGATAGCCACTACCATATTCGACGAAGGTGTGGACGTATCTGGAATCAACTGTTTATTCCTTGCTGCTGGTGGGAAGTCCATGAGACAACTGCTACAAAGGATTGGCAGGGGTCTTCGTAAGAAGGCTGATGGAAGTGGTATTGAAGTGTATGATGTTCTGGATTATCATAATGAGCACTTAGCCCGCCACACATTGGAACGATATAATGTATACAAGTCAGAGGGGTTTGATATAATTAAGCTAGAAGCCTAGGGAGCCTAGGCTTTTCTGCTCCTTTACTTTACAAAATATATTAAAATGAATTAAAGTAACTTTTAAATACTTAAAAGATATTTAAAAGCTCTTTTAAATAAAAAAGAAAAAATAATTCCTTCGTAATTATTTTTTCTCAGATGCGTGAGCAGAATCTCATATGGGAGGGATACTGGGGAGTGGAAAGAATACCGATCAAGGTCAATAGGAAGCCTATAAAGCTTCCACAAGCTGTAAAGCTCCATATGAAACAGCAACAGCTACAAGAGGAAACCAGAGATGAAGACATAATGTCAATAGCAGAACACTACGAAATGTTGGCAAGAAAGCATAAAGGTACTTCAGGGTACAGTTCTCTATCCCTTAGAGACCCAAAGAGTCACAGAAACTGGAGACATTTTACAATGATATATGAAGCATGCAGAATGCAAGGATGGGATGCTAAATTATATATAGAGGCTCAGTTTAGTAGGTTTGAACACTTGGGAAGGATGGCATATCCAGGTCAAATGTACTCTGTTAATGCTTTCAGATACTTCACTAACTATCTGGCTGACATCAAGCAGAAACACAAGAAGGATACCAACAAGCGACAAAAAGAAAAAGGAAGCGAAACGCTCACGGTACATGATGAAGTAGTGGAGGGCATAACAAAATCTGCTCAGTTGCTATATGAAGCACTGAAGCATACCAAGATAGAAGATGGGGTTCAGTCTAAGACGTTGAAGATATTCCATTCATGGGCGGAGCTATCCCCTTACTATCTCTGGAGTGTACCTTGGTTTCATGAAGCCTTAAAGGAGTTTTCTAGTGATGCAGTGGATGTACAGAGAGTAACTAAACAGTTTGGTATGATAAGCAGTTCTAAATCTGTACAGAGACTCATTAAGGAAACAGTGTCCAAAGTTGAACAACAGCTTAGACTTCCTGACAACATGCAAATATAGTAGGCAGGAGAGGAATTTCAGAGAGGGGGATTTATTAAAATCAGAAGGATTGCGTAGGGGGTTTTACAGTGGCGTCAGAAGTGTATGAGTTTGCAGAAGGGTTTCAGTTGAAGATACTGGCTAGTATGGCCAGAGATCGTTCATTCTTTATAACATACCAAGAAATACTACAGCCTAAGTATTTCCGCAAAGATATTCATATAGATATGGCTAGGATTATCCATGACTACTATGAGATGGAGATGGCTAGAGCTAAGAAGAGGGGAACAGATGTTAATCCTCCTACCCTAGAGGTACTCTTTGAAGAGGTTCGTAAGTTAACTAAGAACCCTAAGAAAGCTCTGATTAAAGATCAGTACCAGGATGCTGTAATTGACATGGTGGAGATTGACTTGACTGATATTGAATATGTCAAAGACAGTGTCATCTCTTTTGGTAGACAAGCTGCTATGCAACATGCCATCTTGGAGTCAGTGGATATTTTGGAGTCTGGGAAGGAGGAAGACTTTGCTAAGATAGAAGAGAAGGTAAGACATGCCCTATCAGTTGGTGAGGACATTGAGGATTTAGGGACTGATTATTTTGCCGAAGCAAAGCAACGTATGGAAGAGTATCAGAGTGGGACAGATGGTACTAGGCGTGTGCCTACTGGTCTGGAAGGTGTAGACAAGGTTATGAAAGGGGGTCTGGGTGATGCAGAGTTAGGAGTTATTATCGCTCCACCTAACCGAGGTAAGTCAATAGCCCTGACCAATATTGGGGCTGGTGCTGTACTTACTGGGCATAATGTGTTTCATTATACATTAGAAATGCCTGAGAGACAGGTATCAAAACGTTATGACTTGCGTATGACAAACAAGAACTTCGACTATTTAAAGGAGAATTCAAGCAAAGTCTTAACAGCCATCCATAACATACAGAAAATCCATAAAGGTCATCTTATTATCAAGAAGTATAGAACTAATGAGGCAACAGTTAACACGATTAGATCCCATATAACCAGAACATTCATGGAGAAAGGGATTAAACCAGATCTCATTATAGTAGACTATGCCGATCTACTGTTGCCTACACGTTCATATTCTGACAAGCGCTATGAGTTAGAGTCAATCTACCTAGCTCTGCGTGACTTGGGTGACGAGTTTGGATGTCCAGTATGGACTGCATCACAGGCCAATAGGGGTGCACTAGATAAGAAGGTAATTACAATAGCTGACTTGGCAGAAGCCTTCTTAAAAGCGAATATAGCTGACTTCATGGTTGCACTATGTCAGACATTAGAAGAGAAAGATGATGGGATTATGCGCTGGCATGTAGCCAAGCATAGGGATGGTGAAGCTAGTATGACTTTAGATGGTGATATAGTGTATGAAACATCCAAAATGAGTGTGTTTGTAGCCTAGGAGGGGTAAAATGAGTGTAGGAGAAATGATGCTGGAGAAGGCTAGGGAAAGAGGATATGAAACGGTTATGAGCAACGGTGACTACACCTGGTACTCATTATATAATAGTAGGTGGAAATTGAATCTGGAGTTATACACTGAGACTGGAGAGTTCGTGCTAAACCGTATGAATGGAATTATTAGAATTACCACTGATAAGTGTGGCTCATTCATGAATGATGAACATTTCAACAAAATAGAAAGGGAAATGCGAGCAGTATTGTTCAGCATGATGTAGGAGGGATAATATGGATATAGTTAATGTAAAGGTTATTGCAGGTGCAAGTGGGAAGTTGGTATCACAGGTGAGCAAGGCAGAGATATTCAAGGAAACAGCCAAGATGTATTTCCTCAACAGCTCATATACGGTTAATAAGACGCACAGAACTCAAGTAAATAAGAGTGAACTCAATGTAATGATAGAAGAAGACGACTGGGTAGGACTCATTAGTAGACAGATATGGTTGCTGAATCCTTCTGAAGAAGAGATACAGAACACAATTGAAATACTAAAGGATGCAATATTCGAGAGGATAAAGAGTAGGCTGAATCACATAAACAAGTGGATAGAGTCAGAAGAGTGTGTGGTAATCAAGAAGTCAGAATACGAATCCCTAGTGGAGCAAAGTGACAAGCTAGACAGACTAGAAGCCTAT